GGTATGGTCATCAACTTGTATTATCACAACACAAATATTGAACAAAATTATGAACGTTAAAGTATTTCGTATGTCTTCTGGGGAAGATGTAGTTGCAGAGGTCCTTGAAGATAAGGATGAAAGTCTTATTGTTATGAATGCGATTGTTGCATTCAATCAAGGTGATGGGCAACTTGGTTTCGCACCTTATGCTCCTCTTCTAAAACGAACCGAGAAAGAACTAGAAATTAGTAAGAAGTGGATTGTCTATATTGCTAATGTAAATGATGAACTCGTTGAAAAATATGAAGAGATGTTCTCTCCAATCGCAAAACCAAGTTCAAAATTGATTCTCTGATATATGACTACTGAATTGAAGGATTGGTTGAACTCAATCAACTTTACCAAAGAGAATCTTATCGAAGAAGATTCAACTCTTGTTAAAGAATATCCCCCCTTTATTATTAACAAATGTTTGTCAGGTCACTTGGATTGTGTCTTGTTTGCTAATGAAATGAATAAGTATCATTTCCTAGATAAAGATATGCAATATAATTTTTATCTAAATATATTGAGAAAGAGGAAGAGATTCTCTCCTTGGCTTAGAAAGGAAAAGGTATCAGATTTAGAGTTTGTTAAACAATACTATGGTTATAGTAATGAGAAAGCATCTCAGGTACTGAAAATACTATCTAATGAACAAATTGAATTTATCAAACAACGACTTGACACTGGTGGAAAAAAATGATTCTTTAAAATAGTTTTTTTATAAATAATATAAGGAACTATTTTAAATATGAAACTAAATCGGCAAAAAATAAAATATGGGAAACTTCCATTAAAACAAGACCTAGTAGAGTTATATGAAACTCATACACTACAAGAAATTGCCGAAGTTTATCAAACCACCAAAACTAGAGTTAGAAAATGGTTTGATGCTCTAGAAATACAAAAAAGACCACAAGGCGGTGGAAATAATAGGAAAGTAATTGATTCCGTTACAAAAGAAGAATTGCTTAATCTAATTAATTCTAAAAAAACAAATAAACAAATCGCAAATTTATTAAAATGTTCTGTGAGTAATGTTTGTAGACTTTTGAATTATTATAATTTAGGTAGACAAAACAATACTACACACTATAAAAAATATTGTAATAAAGTAAGAAGATTGACTGAAAAAACTTATGTTAAATATCAAAACATAATTAATCCAAATAATTATCCAAGAACATTATGTGGAGTTGAAGGTGGTTATCAAATAGATCATAAATTATCAGTAAGATTTTGTTATGATAATAATATATCTGAAGAAGTTTGTTCTTCTATAGATAATCTCCAAATGCTTGAATGGTCTAAAAACCTAAATAAAAGATATGTAAATAATTTTGAGGAAAATTATGTCAGGTGTAAATGAACCAATTGTGAAATGGTCTCCAGATATGATGATTGAAGTTTTGTTGAATGAACCTGATGATTTTTTAAAGGTTCGTGAAACTTTAACTCGTATCGGAGTCGCATCAAGAAAGGAGAAAAAATTATATCAATCTTGCCATATTCTTCATAAGCAAGGTAGATATTATCTTGTAAGTTTTAAAGAACTTTTTGCATTAGACGGAAAGCACGCTAATCTTACTATTAACGATGTTCAGCGTAGGAATCGTATTACTAAGCTTCTTGCTGATTGGGGACTCATTACGATAGTCAAAGAAGATTCAATTCTTGATATTGCACCACTGAATCAGATTAAAGTTCTGTCTTATAAGGACAAACAAGAATGGATTCTAGAACAAAAATATAACATTGGTAAAAGAGGTAAGACTGAAGAGTCTGAATAAATAAGTGTGAGACTCCTTTCGTGCGGTCTCTACAAAAGTCGGAAACCCTTATAGGTAGATACGGTATATACCGTATCTACTTTTTTTGTTTCGTTATAAATATATCGGATGCCGTAAGGGTCCACACAACACAAACTCGCTTTAACAAGGAGCTCAAAATGACCAATCTAACGAAGTATAATGCTGCGGATTTGGATCAGTTAATGCATCAGATTACCAGAAATTCTATTGGTATGGATGATTACATTACTAGAATTTTCAACGCATCTACTCAAAACTATCCTCCATATAACGTAGTTCAGGTAAATAGTACTGAAACACGTCTAGAAATTGCACTAGCAGGATTTAAAAGGGAAGAAGTAAATGCTTACACCGAGTATGGAAAACTTTTTATCAGGGGGGAAAAGGAACCATCTGACGAGACAGGGACGTTTATCCACAAGGGTTTGGCTCGAAGAAACTTTGAGCGATCCTGGACCCTCGCTGAAGACACCGAAGTCTCCAACGTCGTATTTGAAGACGGACTTTTATCAGTGACCCTTACAAAGGTTGTACCAGAACATCATCAGCGTAAAGAGTATCTCTAAATAATAGAGGGCTACCTTGTAAATATCGTCGTCGCAGAGGGGTAACTGTCCACTAGCAGTTGACACCCCTCTTTTTTATTGGTATAATTAATTTAGGAAAATTGTAAAAAAATGACCGTAAAACTTTTACTTCTGAAGTCTGGGGAAGATGTAGTCGCAGACATTCAGGAAATGGTTCTTGAGGAAAAGGTAGTTGGTTACTATCTTAAGTATCCTTGTAGGGTAAAACTTGTTGCTGATATGAGTCAGACAGAAGGTAATACTAAAGTTCCATCTAAAATTCAACTTCAACCATGGATGCCACTAAGTTCCGACAAAGTAATTCCTGTGGTTTCTGACTGGGTAGTTACAATTACTGAACCAGTGAATCAACTAAAAACAATGTACCAAGATGGAGTAGACCAGTATGAAACTAGAGAATCTCAAAGTGTTAGTTCTGATGAATCAACAGGTTCTATTAGCACAGATTGAAGAAGTAACCTGTGAAATTGGTGAACCTGACTGTAAAATGACGGAACCATTTATTTTAAGTGATGACTTGACCATGACATTACAACCTTGGTTAATCAACGTCACAACTGAAAACGTCTTTATGATTCACTCGGACAAAATCTTGACGATTACGGAACCCAATAGTAAACTGAGAGACAAATACGAGAGCCTGGTGAAGGGTTGCTAGGATTTTCAATCAGGTAGATGTATCCCATATTATTTAATCTGTTATTTTATTTATGTCGTTAAAGTTTTATACGAACATTCAATTGGTTGGAGACAATGTTCTCGTCCGTGGTTATGAAAATGGTAAGAGGGTTATGTTCAAAGATGAGTTCCAACCAACTCTCTTTGTTAACTCCAACCGAGAGTCAAAGTATAAAACACTGGAGGGAGAAAATTTAGAACCTATTATTCCAGGTTCTATTCGTGACTGTAGAGAGTTCTACAAGAAGTATGATGGTGTAGATAACTTCAAGATTTATGGTAATGATAGATATGCATTTCAATATATCTCAGAAAAGTATCCCGAAGATGAGATTAAATTTGACATTACAAAGATCAATCTGATTACGATTGATATTGAGGTTCAGGCAGAGAATGGATTCCCTGATCCAGACTCTTGTTCTGAAGAGATGTTGACTATCTCTGTTCAGGACTACACAACCAAACAGATTACAACCTGGGGTAGACATAGATATACTCCATCCCAAAGTAACGTAACTTATTACCACTATGAAAATGAGATTGACATGCTCAACTCATTCATTGCCTGGTGGAATCGAAACCCACCAGAGATTGTGACTGGATGGAATGTAAAACTGTATGATATTCCATACTTGTGTGGAAGAATCGATCGTATAATGGGACTCAAGAAGTTAAAACTTTTGTCTCCTTGGGGTATTGTGAGTCAAGAATCTGTCTTTATCAACGGTAGAGAGTTCAATACATTTGATATTGCTGGAGTCACTACTCTAGATTACCTTGAACTTTATAAGAAGTTTACTTATAAGGCTCAGGAATCTTATAGACTTGACTACATTGCAGAGGTAGAACTTGGTCAGAAGAAACTTGACCACTCTGAGTTTGATACCTTCAAAGACTTCTATCGTGGTAACTGGAAGAAGTTTGTAGACTATAACATCGTTGACGTGGAACTTGTTGACCGTATGGAAGACAAGATGAAACTGATTGAGTTGGCATTGACCATGGCATATGATGCCAAGGTGAACTATGTTGATGTGATGTTCCAAGTTCGTATGTGGGATACCATCATCTATAATTATCTCAAGAAGAGAGATATTGTTGTACCTCCTAGAGATAGAAGTGAGAAGGAGAAGAGGTACGAAGGTGCATATGTAAAACAACCTATTCCTGGTGTCTATGACTGGGTGGTGTCGTTTGACTTGAACTCCCTGTACCCTCACCTGATGATGCAGTACAACATCTCACCAGAGACCCTGGTGGAGGAGAAACATCCCTCTGCAACCATTGATAGGATCTTGAATAAAGAGATTACCTTTGAGATGTATAAGGACTACGCAGTGTGTGCAAACGGTGCAATGTTCCGTAAGGACATCAGAGGGTTCATGCCTGAGTTGATGGAGAAGATGTATGCAGAACGTAAGATTTATAAGAAGAAAATGCTCCAAGCCCAACAGGAGTATGAGAAGAAACCTACCAAACAATTAGAGAAGGATATTGCCAAATTCAATAACTTCCAGATGGCTCGTAAGATTGCATTGAACTCTTGCTATGGTGCAATTGGTAATCAATACTTCCGTTTCTTCAAACTTGCTAATGCAGAAGCTATCACGCTTTCAGGACAAACATCTATTCGGTGGATTGAGAACAAGGTAAACGGGTATCTAAATAACCTATTACAAACTCAAGACACGGATTATGTCATTGCATCTGACACTGACTCAATCTATATTAACTTTGGACCTATTGTTGATAAATTTCTTTCTAGTAAGTCTGATAATAAGGTTGAGGTTGTGTCCATACTTAATAAGATCTGCGAAGAGAAGTTGGAACCTTTTATTGAGGAGTCTTACCAGGAACTTGCGACGTATGTAAATGCATATGACCAGAAGATGCAGATGAAACGGGAGAACATTGCAGACCGTGGAATATGGACAGCAAAGAAGAGATACATTCTCAACGTGTGGGATAGTGAAGGTGTAAGATACTCAGAACCTAAACTGAAGATTATGGGTATTGAGGCAGTCAAGTCATCAACACCTGCACCATGTAGGAAGATGATTAAGGATGCTCTTAAGTTGATGATGAATGGGACTGAAGATGAAGTAATTAACTTTATCGAAGACTCTCGAAAAAAGTTTAATAAGATGCGACCAGAAGACATTGCATTCCCTCGTTCAGTATCTGATGTAAAGAAACATAAGAGTCATTCAACTATCTACGGTAAGGGTTCTCCCATTCATGTTCGTGGAGCACTTCTATATAATCATTACATTAAAGAGTGTGGATTGACCAACAAGTATTCTTATATCAACAATGGTGAAAAGATTAAATTTATCTATCTCAAGACACCAAATATTATTAGAGAGAATGTAATCTCGTTCATTTCAGATTTCCCTAGTGAGATTGGTCTTGACAAATACATTGACTATGACCTACAATTCAGCAAAGCCTTCTTAGAGCCACTCAAGACTATTCTTGATGCGATTGGATGGCATGTTGAGAAAACTGTAAACCTTGATTCATTTTTTGCCTGATGGACTTCTTACGCGATATTGTAAAAGAGATTGGCGATGAGTACACACAACTTGCCTCAGACATCGACGAAACTGAAACCTATGTGGACACGGGTTCTTACGTTCTTAATTCACTGGTCTCAGGTAGCATATTTGGTGGTGTTTCTGGGAATAAGATTACTGCCATTGCTGGTGAGTCTTCTACTGGGAAGACTTTCTTTAGTCTCGCTGTGGTTAAGAATTTTATGGATAGTAATCCTGACGGTTACTGTTTGTACTTTGACACTGAGGCAGCAGTTAACAAATCTCTTCTTTCAAGTCGTGGGATTGACTTAACCAGACTGGTTGTTGTGAATGTCGTAACAATTGAACAGTTTAGACAGAAGGCACTACAGGCTGTTGATATATATTTAAAAACACCAGAAGACGAACGTAAACCTTGTATGTTCGTGTTAGACTCTTTGGGTATGTTATCCACAGAGAAAGAGATTACTGACGCACTGAATGATAAGCAAGTTCGAGACATGACTAAATCTCAACTTGTCAAAGGTGCATTTAGGATGTTAACATTGAAACTTGGTCAAGCAAACATTCCAATGATTGTTACCAATCATACCTACGATGTTATTGGTTCTTACGTTCCTACAAAAGAAATGGGTGGTGGTAGTGGTCTCAAGTATGCCGCTAGTACTATCATTTATCTTAGTAAGAAGAAAGAGAAGGATGGAACGGAAATCGTTGGAAACCTTATCAAGGCAAAGACTGCTAAGTCGCGTTTAAGCAAGGAGAATAAAGATGTCACTATTCGTTTATTTTATGATCATAGGGGTCTTGATCGGTACTATGGTCTACTTGAGTTAGGAGAGCTTGGTGGACTATGGAAGAATGTTGCCGGACGGTATGAGATGGACGGTAAGAAAGTCTATGCCAAGGTGATCCTGAAAGACCCAGAAACATATTTCACCCCAGAGGTGATGGAACAATTAGATCAAATTGCACGGAAAGAGTTTAGTTATGGAGAAGGTTGAATTTCTTGTACTCAAGAATTTATTACATAATGAAGACTTCTTAAGAAAATGTATTCCCTTTATCAAACCAGATTACTTCCAAGATACTAATCAGAAGATTGTATTTGAGGAGATAACTGACTTCGTAAATCAGTATAATGACGTTCCGACTCAAGAGATTCTTTCTATTGAGATTGAGAAGAGAAGTGATATCAATGAGTCTAACTTCAAGGAAGTTACTCACCTCATTAGTTGTCTAGAAAACGAACCAACCGACCATGATTGGTTGTTAAATACTACTGAAAAGTGGTGTAGAGAAAGAGCCATCTATTTGGCTTTGATGGAATCAATTCAGATTGCAGACGGTCAGGATAATAATAAAGCTCCCGATGCAATTCCATCTATTCTTTCTGATGCACTTTCTGTAAGTTTTGATAATCATGTTGGTCATGATTATCTTCTAGACTACGAAGAGAGGTATGAGTCTTACCACAGAAAAGAGAATCGGATTCCATTCGACTTGGACTTTTTTAACAAGATTACAAAGGGTGGTCTTCCTAATAAGACACT